AACCGGACGTGATCACTACCTTCACTCCCAATATTTACGAGGTTGGGTTCACGCCTGAATTCAATTTTCGGATGGACTGCTATCTTACATGTATGGCGTTGCACGGGGTGCTTAAACAACTCGAACCCATGGGCTATGTGACGAATTTGCCTCATCCTAGGTATCGTTCCAAGGTGAAGTTTACTGCTGCGGGACGAGAAACAATAGAGTTCTTCAGTACCAAACCTGAGTGGTCTATTGATCTCGTTAAACCAAAGTTCAATGGCATCGTTAAGGATGGTGTCTATACTTCCCCGGAACGAAACGCCTTGCGGGACATGAGTGAACCAGCACACAACATCAATCAAAAACATTTGGTGTGGGCTGTTGATCATCTCGTGAAGAGGTTCAAGCGAGTGAAAGTCACTGAGCATCATCAACATCTGTCATTTGAGGATAGCATTTCAGCGTGTCCACATAATGACTTTGTCAATCGCATGAAGCTGTCCACTTCCGCTGGATATGGCTTCCCGGGAAAGAAAGCTGCATGGGTCGACAAGCTTGATGATACAGGCTCAAGAATCGCTCCTTCTCAGGAGCTCCTCGACATCCTTCGTGAACAAGAAGAGCAACTTCTTTACCGACGTGTCCCCTACATATTTCGGGGGTGTCCGAAAGACGAGCCCCGAGCTGCGGAGAAAGTCGCCGAGAGGAAGATCAGAATTTTCACTCTCGCTCCTCTCGATCAGTTGATACAATCAAGACGCTGGTTCGTTCCTTTGGTCAACATCTTCTCTGCAGATAACATTGGTTTCGAGACGTTCTGCGGAATGAATTGTATGTCTGATTCGTGGGGCGAGTTCTATCACTACCTCGCTGACTTTGATCGAGGGTTGGACCTCGATTTCAGTAAGTACGACAAGAAAGCAGCTACAGTCATGCTGATGGCAGCCTTTCAAGTGCTGTGGGAAGTGATGAAGGATCACGAGGATTACGATGCTGAAACCCATGAGAGGTTCAGGAACTTCGTATCAGGAATGGCCGATCCGATTGTCATGATTGGAAAAG